ACGAGGCTCGCGTCAACAACCGGCGTGTGAGCATCGAGGGCATCCGCCGCTTCTTCGGCGAGCAGCAGGCGGCCGAGGCCAGCCTATGGAGCGACCGCAAGATCGATAAGTGGCTGGCCGCCAACGAGACGACCGAGGCCAGCGACTGGATGCAGGCCCGCTACGTCAACGACGAGCTGATCGACGGCATGCTCAAGGCTGGCGGCGACTTTGACACCGAGAGCCCCACCAGCCTGGGCCGGTCGATTGCCATCACCGCGAAGGATGTCGATCAGCCAGGCTTCGAGGACACCCCTGCGGCGCGCACCCTGCGCGAGGCCTTCAGCTACGCGAAGCAGCAGGGCTGGTCGCTGGATGACGTGGTCGCCGGCATGCGCGGCCGCGCCGAGGAATGGGCCGGCGGCAACGCGCCGGAGCTGTTCCGTCGTCTGTACCGCGAGGCTGACGCTAAGCCTGTGGCAGGCATCAGCGGCGAGTGGCAGGCTTTCACTCCGGAGACGGGCACGAAGGCTGTGCCGCGCGCCGAGATGCCGCAGATCAAGGCCGAGCACCGTGGCGCGCTGACGCAGTTCCTGGGTGCGCGTGGCGTCACGCACGAGCAGGTCGAGCTGACGGCCGATGAGCTGAAGCCGACCCAGGCCGAGTTCTCGCCGGCCAAGGTGCGGGGCATGGTCGGCGCCGACATCGGGCGCTCGATCCTGGTGTCGTCCGACGGCTACGTGCTGGACGGTCACCACCAGTGGCTGGCCGCAAAGGAATCCGGCCAGCCGGTCAAGGCCATCCGGCTGGATGCGCCGATCGACGAGCTGCTGCCGCTAGCGCGTGAGTTCCCCAGTTCGACGCTTGAGGCCGGCGCCACCGAGGTCGCCAAGGCCCCCGCCGCTAGCGCCGCCCTGGTCGGCCCGCAGCGCGCCCTGCTCGACAGCAGCCTGCGCGCCATCGAGCGCGCCCGTGCGCGGCGCTACGGCGAACAGTCGAGCCTGAAGCTGGCCGAGGACGCGACGCCCGAAGAGCAGGCCGCCATCGCGTTCGCCGAAGCCAACGGCGTCAAGGTCGCGATCGTCGAGGAGACCGGCAAGTCCAACTTCAACGGCGTCGCGGTCAACGGCATCAACGTGCTGGTGCGCGGCAAGGACGCCGATCAGGTGCTGGCCGTGGCCGTGCATGAGGGCATTCACACCCTCGACGACGACATCAAGACCTCGCTGATCTCAGCCATCGAACCCACGCTGCGCAACCGCGAGGCGTTCCAGAAGATCTACCGCTACGGCAGCAGCGCCGAGGCCCGCGCCAAGATGACGGCCGAAGACCGCGCCGCCGAGGACGCGATGGTCACCGAGGAGATGGTGGCCATGCTGGGCCAGAGCGAGGCCAAGCGGCCCGAGTTCTGGACCAAGCTCGCCACCAAGATAGGCGACACCGCATTCGGCAAGTTCGCGCGCCACGTCCTGGGCAAGCTCGACTCGATGATGGGCAAGTACATCGCGAGCGAGAAGATCGAACGCGACAAGTGGACCACCGACCTGCCACTGGTGCAGAACGCGCTGGCCGAGGCCTACGCCAGCCAGCTCAAGCGGCGCGGCCTGAGCAAGGATGCCGATCGTGCGCTGGCTCAGTACGTCAACGCTGACCGGGCGGCGCAGTTCTCTCAGCGCGCTTACCACGGAACGCCGCACCGTGGCATCGAGAAATTCTCGACGGAGATGATTGGCACCGGAGAGGGCGCCCAGGCCTACGGCTGGGGTATGTACTTCGCAAAGGCCAGAGACATCGCCGAGTTTTACAGAAAATCTTTGACGCAAAACTCCCTGAAAGTGTCCCAGGAGGAGTTTGTCAAAGCCGTGGCCAATAGGTTTCCTAAAGACAGTGCGGCAGCAAAGGCCGCCTCAACGGGTGGCAATCTATACAGTCTTGGGTGGGCTCTTGGTGTGCGTGGCGGAGCCGACGACATCAAGCAGGGGGCTCTGACTCGCATCACCGAAGAAGCCAAGGCTCGCGGCATCGACATGACGGACGTCTACGACCCAGGCCAGCTCTACGAAGTCGACATCCCCGACGACACCGACCTCCTCGACCGCGACGCCAAGCTCAAGGACCAGCCCAAGGTGGTCAAGGACGCCCTGACCAAGCTCGGCATCCCGGTCGACCGCGTCGTCATCAAGGACGCCGACACCGGCAAGGTGCTCGACGACACCTCGACCGACCTGGCCCAGGCTCGCCGCAAAGCCAAGAACATGGGCGCCGTGAAGGTGTCCAGCGAGCCCGTCAACATGACCGGCGCGGACGCTTACGTCAAGCTCTCGCGCAAGCTCGGTGGCGACAAGGCCGCCAGCCTGGCGCTGGCTGACGAGGGCGTGAAGGGCCTGAAGTACCTCGACGCCAACTCGCGCGGAGCGGCCGTCGAGAAGACGCACAACTTCGTCATCTTCCGGGATGAGGATGTCGAAGTGGCGGGGGTGCAGTTCAGCAACGCCATCACCGCCACCGACGACCAGCTCGCCCCGCTCGGTGACCGCAAGATCACCATCGACGTCGACACCGGCGACGGCAAGACGGCCAAGATGACGATGGGCGCGGCCGATGCGGTGCGCGACATTCAGGCGAGAATCGAGGCTGCCAAGAAACTGGTGGGGTGCCTGAAGTGAAGCGAGTCAGCCGCGATGACCTGGCCCGGGTGGCCATGAGCAAGGGCGCCGTCGTCAGCCTGGACGGGGCACGCATCAACGCGTCGGGCGAGCGCCGGGCTGTGGGAGCCAGGCCCGCGCCCGAGCCTGTGGCCCAGCCGGCCCAGGCCACGCCGGCCCGCCAGGAGGTCGTGCATCAGGTCAAGACCGACCCGGTTCAGGTCAACACCGCCAGCGTCGAGCGCGCCCTGGCGGCACAGACCCAGGCCAGCACCAACCTGGTCGGCGTGGTCGGCATGCTGGTCGAGCAGATGGCCAGGCAGCAGTCGATCCAGTCGGGCCAGTCGCAGAAGCGCGGCTGGCGGTTCACCATCGAGCGCGATGCGGACGGCCGCATCGCTGACATCATTGCGAAGCAGGAGTGAAAAATGGCCAACATCGTATTCAATATCGCGAAGGGTCGGGTCGTCGAGTTCTACAACCGCGTGGAGAACAACGACCCCGCCAACAGCGCCCTGATCCTGGTGCCGATCGAGACGACCGGCCTGGAGGCTGACGCCACGCTGATCGACGTCGACACCCTCACCGCGCTGCTGGCCGGCACGACCAACGAGCAGACCACGATGGGACGCAAGGTGCTGACCGACGCGGACCTCGCCGCCCTGCCGGCGCCGGACGACACCAACGACCGCTACGACGTGAGCCTGCCGACCGTGACGTGGACCGCCGCGACCGGCAACGCGATCAGCAAGATCGCCGTCTGCTACGACAGCGACACGACCACCGGCACCGACGCGAACATCATCCCGCTGACGATGTTTGACTTCGTCATCACGCCCGATGGCAGCGACGTGCAGATGACCGGCGGCGTATTCTTCCGTGCGAGCTGATCAATGCTGAACCTCGCCAGCACCAGCGACCTGATCCGCGTTGTCACCGGCGCGGCCGCCGACATCGACGTGCATGCGTCCTGGGTCGACCTGAGCGGCACGACCGTGACGGCCGGCCGCCAAAACACCGCGCCGATCACGACGGCCACGACGACCACAGTGGTGCCGTCGCCCGGCGCGTCGACTGTGCGCAACGTCAAGGGCCTTTACATCACCAACAACCACGCCAGCGCGAGCTGCCGCGTGGAGGTTGAGCACACCGACGGCACCAACGTGATCGAGCTGATGGGCTTCATCCTGTTGCCCGGCGAGAACATGACCTTCAACGAGGAGGGTCGCTGGAGCCACCGCGATGCCAACGGCGCCGAGTATCCGCAGTCTGGCTTGGGCGCCTACACCGGCTTCGCGGTTCCGTTCATGAAGTCCGGCACCGCGTCCGATGCGGTGGGCTACTGGTACTGCACCGCCAAGGATGCAGGCTTTCCTGGCGCCTGGGCGCCCGGCACGCCTGGCCTGAACGGCCGAGTCACCGACGGCACTGCGGTCGCTGATGCTGGCTGCATCCCGATCAAGAACCCGACGATCGGCGGCAACTACCTGACCGAGCTGCAGATGGGCGCATCGGTCAACCACTCGCACCTGTTCTTCGACTGCCTCTGGGTCAACAGCGGCATCGTCGTGACGACCACGACGGCACAGAACATCACGATGCCGACGCTGCCGGCGCGCGACGTCAACGGAACGACGAACGGCGAGGGCTGCCAGATCGCGATGCTGGTGACCACGGCCAACACCAACGCAGCCGTCATCACCAACACGACCGTCAGCTACACCAACAGCGACGGCACGGCCGGCCGCACTGCCACACTGTCGGCGATCGTCGGCTCGCAGATCCCAGCCACCCCCGTCATCGGCACGCTGATCTGGTTCAACCTGGCGGCCGGCGACAAGGGCGTGCGCAGCATCCAGTCGATCACGCTTGGCACCAGCCTGGGCGCCGGGGCGGTCTCGCTGATGGTGACGCGCGACATCGCCACGATCGGCACGACGATCCCGAACGTCACCGCGCAGAAGATCATCGGCACGCCCGGCATCCGCCTGTACAACGGCACCTGCATGCTGCACTGCATCCTGTCGAGCGCGACGACGGCGACCTTCTTCTCCGGCGAGCTGACCATCCAGGAGAAGTAGCGTGGCGATCGGCTGGTTCGAC